TTAATTCTTGATGAGTTGGCATTTATTGATAATCATCTGGTGGAACAATTCTGGCGTTCAGTATACCCCATTATCTCTTCATCTAAAAAATCTAAAATTTTTATTGCTAGTACACCCAATGGAACTGACAATTTATTCTATGAACTTTACAATGGAGCCATGGAAGGTAAAAATGACTGGAAAGCAGAAAGAGTGGATTGGTGGGAAGTACCTGGACGCGATGAAGAGTGGAGAGACAAGACAATCAGATCTCTAGGAAGCGTTGAAGCATTTGATCAAGAGTTTGGAAATGTGTTCTTACAAACTGGTGAAAGCTCAGTTAATGAAAAAATGTTTGAGGAAATGAAAGCTGAGATTAAAGAACCAGATTTTGTTTATGATGATGGTAGTTATTTGCTGTGGGATACATACAAGCAAGATAGAGTATATGTTGCAGGTGTTGATGTCAGTGAAGGTGTTGGAGCAGCTGCAAGTGTTATTCAAATATTGGATATTACCAACTTAAGAAACATAGAGCAAGTTGCTTGCTACCATAATAGAAACATCTCTCCTTACAATTTTACTTCTAAACTTCACGAAATATTACAACATTGGGGCTCTCCTCTTGCCATGATAGAAAGAAACAATTGTGGTGCACAAGTTGTCGACCAATTAAAGAATACACTGCATTATGAAAATATTGTCTCATATGGCACTAAAAATTCTACTGACAAGATAGGAGTACAAGCACATACTAATACCAAATACAAAGGTGTCACTAATATGCGGTACTGGATCAATGAATTGAGAGCAGTCAAGATTCGTGATATCAACACTCTTATAGAACTCAAAGGATTCATACGCCATGCAAATGGCACTTGGGGTGCCCGCCCTGGTGTTGATAGTTGGGATGACAGAGTCATGTCACTTGTATGGACTCTCATAATTCTTGAAAATGAATTAGCTGAGAAATACTTTGAAGTGCAAGAATATGATGATAATAAAAAACCATTAAAGATCAAATCTCTTGATTATGGTATTAAATATTTTATAAACCCCAACAGCTTCTATAATAATGAAAAAAACAAAACAGATTATGTACCGTCACCAGTTCTTATTAAAGGAAATAATGAAGATCAAAATACCGATCTCAGTGAACTACACGATGAAGGGTGGACCTTTTTAAATGGCTAATTCAAAACAGTACAATCAAAGTCCTTTCAACAAGTTACGCAAAGATCGGTTTCTACTTGTTCTTAGTTTACCCGACTCTCTCAAGAAAATTAATTCCAAATTCACAAGAGATGAAGATAGTATTAATTTGAATACAATGCAATTTTCTGTTTATGGAGCCACCATACCTGAGATAGTAATTCCACAAGTGGACATATTATATGGTGGTCAGACATATGCACAATCAAGTTTTCACCGGCCTCTCTGGGAACCTGTCACTGTAAGCTTTACTGTGGACAACAGAATGAACAATTACTGGGTCATATATTCTTGGTTAAACATTCTCAATGATGCAGAAACAGGTATCTATGATCCTAAAAATTTAGCTAACCGTCCCCCTGAACTTAAAAACATTAAACCTGATATTGAATCTATAGCAGAATATTCAACTGACATATCATTATTTCTTTTAGATGAGTATGATAAAAGAGTAGTAGAATTTGTATTTAAAAAAGCATTCCCCACATCTTTAGGAGGAATGAACTTAAATTATCGCACTTCTGATGAGATAGAAACATCATTTACCTTTGCTTATTCACAATTTATTGTTAAGCTTGTAGAAAATGTTGACAATTTATAAAAAAAAATTGAAAACTTTGTCACAAAATAAATAAATACTTTATATGGCACGCACGATACAAAGCCCCGGTGTTCAAATTTCAGAAGTAGATCTTTCAATAACACAGACCCCAGCAGGTGTAACATCAATACTTTTGCCTGGGTTTGCATCAAAAGGACCTATTGCTGAAACAATTGCAGTTGCAAGCCTTTCAGAATTTGAACAAATTTATGGCACACCTACAAATGCCGCAGAGAGATATTTTTATCATTCCGTCAAAGCTGCATTTCAAAGCCCTTCTGATGTTATAGTTTACCGCTTACCTTATGGTGAAGGTGCTGGTATCAACACAACTGACCTTTACACAGCATTGGTTTATCCTGTTGCTGCTTATTATCCTGGTACCAGTGCATCAAATGCTGCCAGTTACACACCTGTAACTCAAGGGCAATACAGCAACACTGTTTTAAATGGAGCCAGTGCAACATATGTGTTTGGTACACCCACACACCACAAACTCACACAACAAGAATATCTTGATATTTTGCGCGGAACAGCATTCACATGGAGTTCCACAAGCAGCGCCGCAGATGGTGGCTTAAACAATTCTTTTGCGTCTGTTGCAGATTTTGGCAAAGCAGGCTTAATTGTTCTCAACAAATCACAATCTTCAATCAACAGCAGATATGAAGGTTATTATGTTGGAATAATTGATAACACCAATCTCAACCCTGCAACACCTTTTGACGATGTAAATAGAATTCTTTCACTCAATACAGTTGCTACAACTATTTCAGGCAATCAATACACTGTAATGCCTGAAGCCAGGCTAGCATTTCCTCTCTCAGCAGCTGCTGCAGGAACTGGTAATAGTGTTTCTGAAGTACTAGAGAATATACCATCCTTTGACATCTTTAACAGTCAGTTTGATGATACAGTAGCCTTGGGTGTATTTAAATTGCGTCAATCAGTTTTCTCACCTGATACAATTGCTCTAGATTATGTTCTAGAGGAAAGCTATCTTGGATCATTTGATTACTACCGTCAGATCAATGATGAAAATGGTGGTCCTGCTAGAAGCTTCTTCTTAGAAACCTTGGATAATAACTCCACACAGATCACCACATTGGTTAATCCTAATATTTCTAACAGACTTTCTACTAGCTGGTTAAATGATCAAGGTGTACCTACAAAGAAAATTCGTTTTCTTGGTACACAGGTGGCCACACCAGTAGTAAACGACACACCTGACACTTACAACACACGTGTTGGTGCACCTAGTGCTGCTATAGCAGCATTTAATAGCGCACTTGGTACTGCTGATGCTCTAGTTGCTCTTGGTGATTTTACACCACAAAATCTTGATACAAAGATAATCGGCAATGTACCAACAAAGCTACAGTCACTATTTGATAAAGTTGAAAATTCCGATATTTACACCTTCAATATTGCTGTAGAAGCAGGTCTAGGAACAATTTATGTTAATTCCTTCAACCCTGCCACTAGCGGATATTTTGATGATACTGTTGGATATAATGCAATACAAACAGGCCTTTCTGCACAAAACACTGGTGTAACATCAGCTGTATTGAGTCAGTACAATGCAGTAGCTCAGCAATTTGTTTCTTTTGCACAAGATAAACGCAAAGATCTATTGTTTATAGCTGATCCAATCACTAACATTTTTGTTGAAGGTCTTAATATCAAGACTCTTGATGATCCTTCCAAGACTTTCTCTAATAACATCTACTGGCCATTGAGAAATCAATTCTCTTCTATTAATTCCAGTTATGTTTGTGCTTATGCAAATTGTGTTAAAGTAGCTGACATTGCTTCTGCTCAAGAAGTTTGGGTTCCTTTCTCAGGATTTGCTGCAGGATTGATGGGCAACACTGATAGCAACTTTCAACCATGGTTTGCAACTGCAGGGTTTACAAGAGGTGTTATAACAGGTGTTACAGATCTTGGTATTTTCCCCAAGCAGAAACAGAGAGATCAATTATATAAGATCAATCTCAATCCCATTGCATTCTTCCCAGGTGAAGGGTTTGTAATATATGGTCAAAAGACCCTACAAAAGAAACCCAGTGCATTTGATAGAATTAATGTACGCAGATTGTTCTTGAATCTTGAAACTGCAACAAAGAATGCTGTAAAGTATTTTGTGTTTGAACCAAACACATTATTCACCAGAACACAAGTGTTAAATACCCTCACACCTATATTTGATAATGCAAAAAACACACAAGGCATATACGACTATTTGATTATTTGTGATGAAAGAAACAACACACCAGATATCATTGATGCAAACACACTTGTAGTAGACATTTATCTTAAACCTACAAGAGCTGCAGAATTTATCCTTGCAAACTTCTATGCTACCCGTTCTGGTGTTAGCTTCCAGGAGATTGTTTCATAACCATGAAAGAGAATAAATAATTATATGGCAGACGTAAATCAACTCATTCAGGATTTTTATAGAGTAGCGCAAAACAGAGAGTTTGCTCGCGATTATAGCTTCAGAGTGCTCTCCATTAATACTGGTGGTGCATCAACTGTTGAATTTGATCAAGATGATTTAGTTTATATCAAGACCGCTTCACTGCCTGAAAGATCCATTAGCAATGTAACAGTTCCTTACATGGGTCTCAATTTCAATGTGCCAGGAAATGCTACTTATCCTGGTTCAGATGCTTATAATTTAACATTTTATGCAGATGCTCAGTCCAAAATCCGTCAAAAATTTGAACAATGGTCACAAGATATCTTCAATGATGCTAATTCTACTGGCAATTACTTTGCTCCCAAGCAGACTGCTATTATTGACTTGGTACAATTGGATAATCAGATGAATAAGACAGCTCAATATCAACTGGTTGGTGTTTCTGTTAGAAGTGTTGGCCCTCTACAGTACAATATCTCTGAAGGAACAGGCAATACAATTGAATTTACTTCTACGATATCGTTTCACTACTGGAGAAGAATAAGTTAATTAAATAATTAGGTGGATAATCCGTTCACCTCTGCGTTAGATAGTCTTGAAAAGAATTTCTCTGGTCTTTTTAATGGTCAAAATCCTTCGTTTGCACCTCAAATAACACAACTGTTTGGGTTTAATGTACCTGGAGTACCCTTAATAAGCCCCAGAGATTATTTTCTCACTCAAATGGAATCGTGGTTTACCGCTATTCCTATGTCTACACAATGGATTATTGTGATTGATAA